ATGGGCGGAAAGGTGGAACACCCCTTCAGGGTGGAGGTCTGGGAGGGCGACAAGGTCGCCGAGACGCTGGCAGTGGCCGGCAATGCCGTCGTCGGCATCGCCGCCTACGAGGCCGCCGTGAACGAGCGGCCCGGCCGTTCCGTGACGCTTCGCCATGGTGCCCGCATCGTCCGCTCGTCGGCGGCGGCGCATGTCGGCCCACCGACCGTGGCCATGCTCAAGGCCCAGGGCGTCGCTGGCGTCAGGCTTTGGTGCGTCGGCTGCGGCCGTCACGCGGTGCTGAGCTGAGCGCAGCTGAAGGCGGGCGACGGCGAATCCTTCCCGACGGCCGGCCGACAGCCGGCCTGCTCTGCCTGCGGCAGCCGGGAGGTGACGCGCATGCCGGACTGGTCAGGACACAAGGAGAAGCCAAGATGAAGAGCCGCGCCATCATCATCCCGCTCATCGGGGTCGTGCCGTCGAAGGTGCCGGTGATCAGGCTGCCGAAGCAGAAGCCTATTGCTGCCGCTTCGCGCGGGCGAGGCTGATGGCGAGATCCGTGGTGCCGTTCGCCTGCCGCATGTGGAGGTGAGCCTCGGCGAGGCCGGCCAACGCCATGGCGATGACGTCCTCGTCCCAGCCGGCCGCCTTCGCCTTCTCCGCGAGATCCTGAAAGTAGGGCTCGAGCGCGAACTCGGCATCGAGCACATGATCAGGGTCGGACGGCGTTGTCTTCGGTCGCGGGATGGTCATGGAGCATCAACGCACGAGACACGAAGCTGGATCAGCCTGGATCGGCAACTCGGTGCCGATTAGTCCTTCTCGCGACCCTTTATGAAAGCAACAGCCGCAGCGAACAAGCCGGTTCCGAGAAATGCTCCAGCCACCCACGGCTGCCCCCAGACGACGCAAAACAACGCTCCGAAGATCAAGCCACCAATGGTGGCCAAACCGAACTGCATTCCCCTGCGACGGTCATCCCGCTCGTCCGCTTGATCCTGCTGAAGAAGCTGCGTGTGCGCCCGGGCCGCTTCCATTCGCGAGGCCATCTCAGCTTCGGCCATGGCGATGATCCGATCCGCCGCGCCCGGACAAACCTTCTCATACTCAGCAAGATGGCGGGGATGTGCGATTGGGCCGCTGAATTTCTCGCTTACAAGGATCGAGGAAATTCTCTCGGCGATCACCGCTTTTTGCGCCGGGTTATCACCCGGCAAGAGCGGGCTGATCTGCCGAGTGATCTCTTCCCGAAGTGCAATCTGCGCTTCGATCTCGGCGTTGTTACTCGTCGTAGGCCCCTGACTCACGTCGCCCGATGACGGCGACGTGGACGGCGGACTTGGCGGCTTTGACATTGGTCGCTTCTTGATCGCTGGCGTGCGCCATAAGGCGCCCAACTGTGTGCCATGCGCCTGCGACGGTTGCAACCTGCGGTGCGTCGACCCGCGATTGCCTGCACGCAAAAACGTTTATGGGGGCCGCCAGCCCCATCAGCAAGCCTTGATAGAATGAGGGGCTAAATCGTGCGTGGCGCGGACGCCTTGCGATAACCACCTTCACCTCCTTCAGACACCCCCCAAGTTCAGAGGGCTCGTCGCCCTCATACATGGTGTAGCCTCTCGGCGAGATTAAGGGAGCAGTACGTGTAAAACCGGACATCGCAGTGAATGTTCCGTGAAAACCGCCAACAAGCCATGCGGCGGGCCGACCTTATACACGGCTCCGTCAGACCGCAACGGGCGGCAAGACGCAGTTCGACCGCCGGCGCGGATCCTCAATCCTGGTCCTTCGTCGGCGGCGGCAGCGCCAGCTGCCCCAGCGCCTCGACGAAGAAGGCGGCGAACCGGGCCGCGGCCATGGGCGGAAAGACCAGGGAGACCTCCGCCGTCTCGGCGATGATGGAGACGCTGACGACACCGTCGCGGGCCCGGGCCGTGGCGAGCTGGACGGTCAGCGGCGGCCGGCTCATCGCGCCGGCGCGCCGGTCTTGGCGGTGACGGCGATCTGGAAGCCGAGCCAGAGGATGCCCAGCACGCCGGCCATCACCGCCAGGATCACTGCTCCGCCCACCTTGGCGGCGGCGCCGTCGAAGGCCTTGCGCCAGCGGCGGATGAAGCGGAAGTCCTCGCGGGCCTCATCGATCATCTCGGGCTCGTCGCTGCGCAGGCCGAGGTCGTGGAAGGCCTTCTGGACGGCCTTCTCCGAGGCCTTCTCGCAGGCCGATTCGACAAGCTCCTCGAGCTCCTCCCGCGACATGGTGATGACCAGCTCGCCACTCATCGAATCTCCCCCTCCGTCGTGAACGCAGCCGCCCTCACCGCCGTCGCCCGGCGTTCCTCGCATGTCCTCAGCGCCGAGCGGTCGCGGCCCCAGAGGCTCGTCACCTCGCGCTCTGTCAGCCGCCGGCCGGGCAGCGCCACAGGATCATCGCAGCGGCGCTGCGCCTCCGCCGGCACGGCGGGCCGCAGCAGCTGCGTCCGCACAACTGGCGGGGGAGAGGAGGCACACGCGCTCACGAGACAGGCCACCGGCCCCAGTATCAGGAAGCGCCGCATTGGCTCTCTCCAGTTCGGCTTGCAGGGTGGATTCGCGGGCCTCCGCGGCGCGGGCGACGCGGTCGGCTTCCATGGCGGCCTCGGCGGCCTTCAGGCGGGCTTCGGCCACCGCCTGATTGGAGCGGGCGATCTCGCCCGTCCAATGGGCGTCACGGGCGATCGCAGCCTCGCGCCGGGCGTCATGCAGCGCCCCGCGGAAGGCGACGACGGCGGTGCCGATGCCGGCGGCCACGAGGGCCGCCAGCGCCAGGGCGGCAAGGCCGACGGCGATCGGTTTGGAGAGGCCGAACATCAGCCGCCCTCCGTCTCGGGATCGACCGGGGCCATGGCCTGGCTGCGATAGTCCATGGCGCCGGCTAAGCGGTGGATGCCGAGCGTGCCGAGCAGGACGGCGGCGATCGTCGGCAGAAACAGCGGCGCCAGCGTCGCAGAGCGGGCGGCGAGCTGCTCGTCGCCGAACAGGCCGCAGCCGAGCAGCAGGAAGAAGGCGGCGCCGGAGCCGGCGAAGCCGATCTTCAGGGCGCGGCGGGTGAAGCCGTAGGTGGGGCGTTGCAGGGTGCGGGCCATGGCGTCACCGGATCGGCTGGGTGGCCTGCCAGTGCATGCCGTCATGGCGGCGCTGGTCGGCCATGGAGCCGTTGCCGTTCCAGTCGCCGCCCCAGGTCCAGCCCTCGGCGGCGAAGGCGGCGAGCACCTCCGGACAGGTGGCGAAGTGCGGCGTCGGATCGCCGAGGCCGTTGCGCGGCGCGTCGAAATCCACGGCGCAGCCGAAGGCGTGCATCGACAGGGTCGAGAGCCCGCGCATGACGCGGTAGTTGAACGAGCCGGAGAAGACCGACATGCCCCAGGCGTCGATCACCGCCTGGTCACGACCGGAGCGCTCCCAGATGTCGGCGAGCACGCGGGCGAGGCTTTCTGCGCAGTGCCGGTGGATGGTGATCCTGGTGATGCGGATCTCGCCCATGGCCATGGCGAAGGGCGGCGGCACCGTCACCAGGTTGGCCCGCCGCCAGGCGTCGGAGACGACCCCGCCGCCGGGCCCGCGCGGGTCACCATAGACGGAGCGATAGGCAAGCACGTCGGACTGCTTCGGCCATGCGTTCATGGCGGCCTCCCTGGGGCTGGTCGGAATCGGTGTTGGCGTGGATGACGGCCGCCGCCGCCAGCGCGGCGAAGGCGAGACCGGCGAAGACGACGAGCGCCATCAGCGGCGGCTCGGTGACGAGCGCCGTGGCAATGTCGGGATGGGACATGGGAACGGCGCTCCCGCGCTACGGCAGGTTGCAGTTTCAGCGAGGGATATCCGGTGGCGACCCAATCAAAATCGTGTTCGAGGTCGTCGGACAGGCGCTGGGATCTACCCCTAGCTCGCGCCCTAGGATCGGTTTATCAGTACTGGCTCTCCAGCGGGTGAGCGCGGGATGCTTGGACTCGGATCATTTCGCTTTTTGCTGGCGCTTGCGGTGATTTTCTCGCACCTCGGCCACGCCACCACGTATGGCATAATCCCTGGCAGAATTGCCGTTTTCGCGTTCTACGTTGTTTCAGGATACTTGATAACTCGGGTCCTGCACGACGTTTATAGATTTAAGATAGCGCCGTTTGCTTTAAACCGCGCCCTGCGCCTTTACCCTATGCACTATATCGTTGCTGCAGCCAGCTTACCCGTTGTACTGCTCATGCCGGCCAATGCATTCCATCCGTCGTGGGAGCAACCAAGCGGCATCCTATATTTGTTCGACACAATACTCATTTTTCCGCTTGCTCTCCATGGTAATACGCCTTTCGGTCCGCTAGTGCGGCTGGTGCCGTCGACATGGAGCGTAGCAGTAGAAATCGTTTGCTACTTCATGCTGTGGCTCTTCATTGCAAGACGGCTGTCTTTTGCAATTTTGACCTTTATCGCTGCGGCGCTGTACCATTTTTATTTGCTTTCCAATGGAAATCATTGGACGGCCGCGTACGCCCCTGTTCCCGCCGCGCTTTTACCTTTTGCCGCCGGAGCGATTTGCTACTGGGCGCGGCGCTATGTTGGCGATCATGACAACAGTTTCGCCTTCGGCGCGGCAGTGGTGACCTGGTTGGGAAACGTACTCGTGCATGCTGCCCTCCCAATGGAAACGACCGTAACGACCTATGCAAACATCGCGGTTACCTGTGCCGTTGTGCTGACGTACCCAGTCAAGGTCACAGCGTCGTCGCGCGTCGACAGGTGGCTCGGCGACTTGGCATACCCAACGTTTCTGTCGCACTGGATGATTGGGTATCTGGTCGCATACGCGTCTGGACTACACCGAGGCCTCGCCTTGTTTGCTTTTTCGCTTCCAGTCATCCTCGCGATTTCAGCCGGAATCGCTTGGTTGGCAGGACGATCCATCGATCCCATTCGGGATCGGGTTCGATCTCAGGCGCGAGATTCCACGGCATCTAGCCTTTCCGACAGCAACCGAACCTCGGCGAGAGCCGCTGCCGTCACGAAGGCATAAAGCTGGTCGTACCGAATGCCTTGGCGGGTTTCGCCGTTCGGTTCAAGCTCATCGTACTCATCGTCGACTTCGTGCATGAGTGGATTACCGAGCTCGTCGAAAAGCTGGGCGCCATCCTCGTCGACAACCGCCACCATGACCCGACGGGTCTTGGTAACGCGATGCACGACTTCATCCTCACACCAGATGGCATAGGCGGCGGGATCGAGGCCCTCGGCTACAAAAGCAGCCGCGACGGCTTGGGCTGTCACGCCGACGTGCCTGCGAGCAGCATCGCCCTTTCGCTCAACGGCATCGTTCCATTGGTAGATGCCGATAAGGCCGGAGAGGCGGCGAGCAACCCGCATTTCCGCGTCAGCAAGCCCACCGAGCCAGCGCTTTTCCCGCGCGTCAGACGTGTTGATCGTACCAGTTCCGGCAAAAACCTCTGACCACCGCAGCGAGGCGGCGCCAAGCTTCTGAGCGTTGTCTGCGCCGGGGGTCGTGTCTCCATTGGCCTGAACGGCAAGACGGACGGTCGCGGCAGCGGTGGTAGTGGGCGTCAGCAAAAGCTCGAAATAGGTCCCCTGTGCTGTGTCGCTCCAGTTTTCCGCGGCCCTATAGCGGAAGAACGCTCGGGCGGCGGCAGAATAGGCCGTCGAGCCGTAGCCAAACCCCTGCACGACAGCGATGACATCGTTGTTCAGAAGCGCAGTTGGGGATGCCAGGGTCCCGTTGGCGCGGCGACCGGTGAAGACAGCCGAGCCGCCTTGCGAGTCCATCACGTGAGCTGTCGAGCCTGCGGATGCCCCATGCAGAACGGTGTTTGGCCCCGTCGGCGCGGCGGGAAGCGCCTGCCCGGACGCGTTGACCGCCAGAGCAGCCGTCATCGTGTCGCCGGCCCTGGTGACCTTCTCGCTGTCCACCTCGGCGATCGCTGCCTGCACGGTCGTCGCGGCAACGCCTCCGGTCGGAGTGAAGGCGATGTCGGAAGCATCTGTCGCCCCGGTGACCGTCCAGGCGGCCCCGGTGTAGATCCTGAGCACGGCCGAGCCATCGACCGTCACCTTCATGCCCGCGATCGGCGAGATGAAGATCCAGCGGGTGTTCGCCGCGTCATACTGCGCGATATAGCCTTCCTTGCCGGCGAAGACGCCGGTGGCGGTGGCGATGACGAGGTGGCGGTCCCCGTCCGCCGGCGAGCCCGGTGGGGCCGTCGCCTGGCTGACGACCGGGATCGAGCGGTTGTCCTCGGCCGCCGCCAGAATCTTCGCATAGACGTCGCGCGTCACCTCGGCATTGGCGGCGAGCGAGGTGCGCAGCCGCGAGACCGGCGCGATGTCGAACTGCACCGTGCCGGAGGTCGGCGCATTGCGCAGCAGGGTCAGCGTGCCGGCGGCGACGGCGTCGATCGCCAGCTCCATCCCGTTCGGATCGGGCGCCCGGTCCCCGCGCAGCACGCCCTCGAGGATCGGGTTGGTGCCGGTCACGGTGACGGTCTTCGACCCCGCCGTGAAGGTCAGGGTCGCAGCCGCATTGGTGATGTAGGCGACGTCGGACATGGGCGGTCATTCCCTTGGGGAGGGGTGAGGCAGGTGGAACGGGCGGAGGTGACTAGCGCTTCAGGATCAGACAGGTAACGTTGGCGGCGATCTTCAACGGCATGCCGTAGCCGGCGCCGTCGCCCCCCGGCTGCATGCCGTTGGCCGTGCCAGGTCCCCATCGACGCTGCAAATGGACATCGTAGGTGCCAGACTTGATCTGGATGATGTCGGCGATGCTCGCCTGCTGCATCCCGAAGCCGTAGTTCGTGATGCCGGATATAGGATTGAAGACCGCGTAGTTCGGGATCAAACCTTCGCGCGTGTAGAAGACATTGCCCGCGCCGTCGTCGAACTTCAGCCGAAATGCGGCGACCATCGGCTGGTAGGAACCGCCGTTCCACGCAAAACTCGTGTTGCGGGCAGACGCGTCAGCCAGGACCGCCAGCGGACAATAGTCAGAGGCCGTTGCCCCGTCACCGATGGAGTCTGGGTTCTCCGGAATGGAGATCGTGCCGAGAGTCGTGAAGTCGAGATAGGTGTTTCCAGTGCCGCTGGCCGTGTTCCCAGTGCCGACATTTTCGTGCGATCCGGGCTCCGCGCGGGAGAACTCCTTGTAAAGGGTGATCTGCCCCGAGCCGATGGCGTCGCCGATGAAGCGGCCGGCACTGTCGACCATGAGGACAGGGTCGCCACCACCAGATGGCTCGCGATAGATGCGGTCGCCTACCAGTACCGTGAAGCCGGCCGGGGAGCCGCCACCACCGGCCACGGCATAGGCCTTGAGGCCAGCGCTTGCAAAGCCGCCATCGTCGGCCGCCTCGACAAGCATCTGGACGCCCGAGGTCGCGCCGGTCGGTGGCGAGACGACTTGTGCGAACCGCAAGAGCCCACCTGCGGACAGGTCGTCGATACTCGCCTCGGTCGCGAGCTCGAGCGCTGCGATGGCGGAGTTGGCATCGGCTACCGCCCCAGCAACCGTCGACACCGACGCCTCAATGCTGCCCGGCGCGTCTTCCACACCGAAGCGCGCCTCAATGACCGTCTCGGCTGCTGCGGCGGCTCCGGCCGCATCGACCTTCGTCGTCTCCAGCGTGCCGATCGACGCGGTGTTGTCGTCAATCGCGCTCTCTGCACTGTCCATCCGCACTGTTAGGGCGGCGTCGGCGCCGGCGAGTGCGATCTGCACGTCCGACAGCTCGGCCCGGGCAGAGCCACGCACCGACTTCAGCTTCTCCACCTGCACCGCGGCGCCGTCGAGCACCGCCTGCTCGAGCGCCTGCTGCGAGGCCGTCACCTGCTCGACGAGGTCCCGCGCCGCCTTCAGCTGCGCCGCCATGGCGGTAAGGCCGGCCGCGGTCGCTGCATCGAATGCTGTCCAGTCCACCCCTCCTGGCTCCACCGTGTCGGTGATGATTGCCTTCTTCACCACATGGTTCGGGTCGGAGGTCACCGGCGCCGGCGTCTGTACGGTGGTGTAGCGCGGCGGCGTGGTGGCGAGATCCGCCTCGAACTCATAGTCCGTCTCTGCCTGGATGCCGGAGTCGATCTTGCCCTCGCCGGCGGCGAGCGTGTCCGTCGTATCGAAGCGACGCTGCGACCAGTCGGTGGCGCCCACAGGCCTGTAACGGACGATGACGGCGTCCACCGTCAGGTCGGCGATCGGCGTCCAGCTGCAGAGGAAGACCGGCAGCTTCTGGCCGCCCTCGCCGACATCGTAGCTCGCCGAGACGGCGAAGCCGGCGACTGTCGCCAGTCGCTCCGCCGCCGAGGGCAGGTCGGCCGCCACCAGCGGGCCGAGCTGGTCTGCCTCCGGGTCCCAGTCCCAGATGTCGGCCGAGGTCTCGACGAGGCCCCAGGACAGCGTCAGGTCGCGCTGCTTCTTCCACTGCTGGACGTGGAACTCGCGCGCCGCGCCGCCGTGATAGGTCGAGGCCCAGGTGACGGTGTCCATGGTCTCGGCGTCGCGCAGCCGCGGCGGCACGGCGACGGTGGCGGTGGCCTGCAGGCGCATGCGCCGGCGGGCGATCTCCATCAGGTGCTGCGCCTGCGTCTGGCTTGGCACCTGCGAGAGGGTGAGCGTCATGGTCAACCGCTCGCCGCCGTCGATCGCCTCGTCCTCCGAGGAGGTGCGCAGGGGAAGATCCTGCAGTTCGAAGGCGTTCCAGGGATCGGCGAACTTGCCGGCCACGGCATTGTAGCGGTCGGAGCGCGGCTTCTTCGCCTTGTAGCGGCGCGGGCCCTTCACCAGGTCGGCGTCGGTGATGGCCACCACCGGCGTCTGCGGCCCGCCGGCGGTGAGGCGATAGGTGCCGCCGCGCTCGGTCTCCCAGCCGGCCATGGCGTCGTAGAAGATCTGCAGGTTGTCGCGGTGGGTGCGCTCGTTGGTGATCACCGCCGCGATGCGCCACATCGGCTCTTCCTCGTCGTCGAGGAGCGGGCGCGGCGTGTCGCAGAGGTTCGCCGCGGCGATGCGGCTGTCCATGCGGATGCGAGCTATCGGCGTGCCGATGCCCATCATCTTCACGCCGCCGATGAAGACGCCGAGGCGGTAGTCGGTCGCGGCGAGAGCGACGTTGTCGCTCCACTCCCATGTCGCCTTGTCGGCGCGGGAATGGCTGCCGGTGCCGCCATAGGCCGTGTCCTTGCGCGGATCCCAGAGGCGCCGGCCGCGGACGATGAACTCGATCTGCGGATTGGCCGAGAGGTTCTTGTTGGAATCCGGCTCGATGTCGACGATGGCGTAGCAGACGCCGCCACCCTTGTGGTCGACGGTCCAGAACTTGCTGCCCTGGGCGTCGGAGCCGGACTGGGCGACGAGCGTCGCATCGGCGTTCTGGACCGGGCGACCGTCATAGAACTTCACCTTGACGTTGTTGCCGTACTCCTTGGTGGTCACCCAGGACGAGCCGTCGGCGCCGGCGGACTGGAGGCCGGGCGTCCAGGGCGGGTCGCCGACATGGGTGCCGTCGCCGCCGGTATCAGGAGTGCCGAGGATGCCGCCCTGGAACTGCTTGCCGGCATTCGACCACTGCCCGTCGATGCCGTTGAAGCGGCAGCGCTCGCCGTCGATGACGATGGCCTCGAGGGCATCGTGCCAGTCGATGCCGAGGACGCGGACATGCATCACCCGGCGGCCGGTCTGCACCGGCGGCATGACCGCTCCGGCGAGGCGCTGCCGGCCATAGACGCAGAACATCGGCACGTTGGCGCCGACCTTCGCCTCGAACTCCTGCCCCGGCGGGCGCTGGCGCGGGGTGAGGAGCCGCTGCAGCGCATACATGCCCGCGGCCAGGCCGATGCCGACGATCGCCTGCGCCGCGATCAGCGGGATGCCGGCAGCGACGAGCACAGACGAGAGAGCAGCGATGACAGGTGCAAGGATCATGGATCAGACGCGGAAGGCCCGGGTCAGCAGATGACGCGGCGCGGTGACTGAGAGGCCATCGGCGCGGACGATGGCGAGGGTCTCGCCGATGACGATGCAGCCGGCAGGGCCATCCGGCCCCGCGACCGTGCCGACATCGCCCTGGCGGGCGAAGGCCGGCGGGATCTCCTGGAGCACGGCGGCGAGCGCCGCGCCGACATCGGCGAAGCCGTGTCGCGCCATGACGCGGCGGGCGGAGGCCTCGTCGGTCCAGCCGGAAGGCCAGGCGCTGGCGTCGGTGCCGGTGAGCGCCACCACCATGTCGCGACAGAGGGTGACGCAGTCGAGCCGTCCCCAGCCCGGCTGAAGCGACCGGAGCCGCGCCATCTCCTCCCGGAAGGCCGGAAGCCAGACACGCTTGCGCGGGGGCGCCTTGGGGAGGGGCGCAGGCCGATTTCGCTTTTTCGTCTTGTGGCCCGTCCCGCCCGCGCAAGCCGAGGGCGTGACGGGCTCGCTGCCCGACCGTGACACCTTATCGTCCTACCTTGATCTTGATCGACTTGGTGACCGCGACGCTGTCGAAGAAGGCGTCACCGGGGTTGGCGGAGCGGAACAGGGCCGGCGAGAAGGTGGCGGTTTCCTTGCGGCCGTGGTCGAAGGAATCGCTTTCCAGCGTCATCACGGCGGAGACTTCGCCCTTGGCGGTGTCGCGCTCGTGCTCGACCGGACCGCACTTGCCGGACCATTCCGGCGTCACGTCCACCACCCGCCCCTCGGCATCGAGCAGGGCGAAGTAGAGAGTCACGGGACGGCCGATATAGGCGATCGTTTCGATGCGAGCGAAGGTGTCGGCCGCGTCGGGAATGGCGCGGTCGGCCAGGGTGCGGATGCCGACCGAGAGCTGCTGGGCGAGGCCCTGCGAGTAGCTGACGACGTCGAGCTCGAGCACGCCGCCGGGACGATAGGTCAATCCCTCGAAGGTGGTGTCGACGGAGCCCGACCAGAAGCCGACGGGGCCGCCATCGGCCACGTCGAAGTCGAAGCGCAGCATCCAGCGCTCGCCGACCCGTTCGGCGCGCAGGGCATTGAGGACGTCGGTGGAGAGGCCGCGGGCCATGGGGTCTCCGGAGGAGGTGTCGAAGGCGAGGCATCCGGCTCATGGCGCCCTCGGCTTGCGCGGGCGACATGAGTCACGAGGAAAGGCGTCGCCGTGCGGCTGCGACGCGATCCTGCCCTCGGCTCGCGCGGACAGGATCGCGGCACGAAGAAAACAGGGTCAGATCTCCGCGAGGACCCTGTTGATGGAGACCGCCTTGAAGGCGATCTCGCCGTGAATGGAGAGGACGTGCTCGAAGGATCCGGGCCGCAGATGGAAGAGCTGCAGCGGGCGGTCGAGCGAGACGGAGACGCCGGAGGCGGTGGCGAGCAGGACGCGCGGGATGACGGACACGGTGGCCGCCCCGCCGGCATCCGCCGTCACGTCGGCAACGATCTCGTGGACCGTGCGCACGCCGGAGGTGGCGACGATGCCGAGGCGATCGCCCGCCGAGAGCTGATAGCCCGGGCCAAGGCCGGCGAGCGGCACCAGCCGCGGCGGATCCTGCGGCAGGGCAGCGGAGAGCGTCGGCGTGGGCGGCGTGACGGTCGCCTGGTCATAGGCACGCGGGCGCCGGGTGCGCGGATCGAAGCCGAGGAAACGGCCGGCGTGAAGGGTGCGCACCCGCTGCACCCAGCCCTTCAGCACCATGTAGTCGTCATAGTCGAGGCCGGAGACGCGGACGGAGAGTGTCCAGCGCGGATCCACCAGCTCGGCCTCGACGCCAGCGCCGTCGTCGCTGGCCGAGAACTCGCCGACATTCGGCACCTCCATGAGGGCCTCGTCATAGAGGGCAACGGGGAGGACCGGCAGGCCGCCGACATCGGCCTGGAGCGTGACGTGGGCCATCACATCCCCTTCGAATAGGGCATGACCTCGATGCCGTGGCGATCGGCATCCTGGACGGTCGGGACGATGCGGCCGGCCACCTCCGCGTCGCGGCGCTCGACCTCGGCGATGATCGTGGCGCGGTCGGCCGCGGTGACGTTGTTGAAGTGATAGGTGTTGGCCATGGTGACGCCGCCGGAGCGCGCCTGCAGGGCCTGCATCGCGGCATCGCCCATGGCGAGCGACTGGGCCACGGCGCTGCGCTGGTTGCGGGTGAGCATCTCCTCGCCGATCTGGCCGATGATCGGCAGCTCGTCCGGTCGCAGCCCGCCGCCGCCGTGGAAGCGGGGGGCGCCGGCGAAGAGGGAGGCAGGGGCATAGCCCGACACCCGGCCGTCGCCGACAACGCCGCCGTCATGGAAGAGGCCGAACATCGACAGGAAGCCGCCACCGGCCGCCGCCCCGCCGCCCCCCATGCCGAAGACGCCGCCGAGCAGCCCGAGGAGGCCACCGAGGGACCCCGTGGCAGATCCGGCCGGAGCCGACAGGCCGAGGAGCTTTGCCATGAAGCCCTGGCCAGTGAGCGCTGCCCGGGCAAGCTCGATGGCGAGTCCCTTGATGACGTCCGACACCTTGCCGCCGCGCAGCGCGACATCGACCAGTTTGTCGCCGGTCCATTGCAGGGCATCGCCCCAGGCGCGCTGGGCCGCCGTGGCATCTTCGATTGCGTTCCTGAGCCGCTGCTGCGCCTCGGCGAGGGCAGCGACCTTGTCCCGCTCGGCCTCAGTGAGCCGGCCACCATGTTCGCGGGCCTGCGCCTCAGCCTTGGCGACCTCGGTGAGGCGCGCCCTCTCGACCGCGGTCTTGCCGATTGTCTCCAGCTCGATCCGCGAGATCTCGATGCCCTTCTCCTGGGCCCGGATGAACTTCTCGATCGCCTCGGTGCGCTTGTCGGTTTCTTCGGCCGAGGATCCACTGGCGCGCGGCGCCGAACCCGCTCCGGCAGAGGCGGGACGCGCGTTTGGCACCGGAGCGCTGAAGGACACGCCCGGAGAACCGGTCCCCACGAAACTAAAATTGATGGGCGCTTCCGGGACGTCAGAGGCTTCGGCCCGAGCCTGGCGAGATTGTTCGCGGCGACGCTGCGTGTCAGTCAGGGCGTCAAGCTGGGCCTGAAGTCCCGACCGCTGAAGCGGCGTCAGCCCGGAATCACGGAGCCGGGTTTCGAGCTGCGTGCGAACATTTGCTTCCGTCGCGACCTGTGCAGCGCTTATGTCGAACTTCGCTGCATCAGCGGCCTGACGCAGGACGCGGACGAGACCGCCGACGACGCCGATGAGCTTGGTGAACTGTTCCGCTGTCCACGCCGCGCCGTTGCCGATTTCCGTGGCAAGGCGGGCGCACTCGTCCAGGATCGGCCGGACATTCTTCGACAGCTCCTCGGTGTTGCGCTCCCAGCGCTGCTTCAACTCGTCGGCACGGCGGATCAATTCGGGATTGACCAGTGACCCGTCGCGGAGACCGGTGGCGGCCGTCTTCTCGACCTCGGCGAGGAAACCGGAGAAGGAGGCACGGCCCTGCTCGACCCGCTCGGCGAGATTGTCGAGGCCGAGCTGGCGGGCGAGATCGATGGCCGCGAGGCGCTGCCCCGCTCCTTCCATGTCGCGCAGCGCGACGAGGACGGCGCGGATCCGCTCCTCGGCGTTCTGGGCATTGGCGAAGAGGGTGGGCGACTCCGAGAGGCCGAAGTCGTTGGTGCCGCGGAAGCGCCCCTGCAGGAGGTCGCCGGCGCGGTTGGAGACGCCGCTGGCGCGGTCGGCATCGAACTTGTCGCGCGTCGCCTTTTCCAGCGCGGCGAGATCGCTCTCCAGCTGCTTCGTCTCCAGCCGCAGCTGCCGGGCGCCGTCGACGAAGGCCTGGAAGAAGGTGGTGCCGAGGTTGGAGGCCGCCGCCTTCTCGGCGAGCTTCTGGAACTTTTCCAGCTCCACCGCACCAGCTGCCGCCGCGGCCGTGAAGGCGGCGAAGGCCGCCACCGCCGCATATTGCATGGCGGTGAGCGAGGCCGCGGCCTTGAGCGCGGTGACGGCCATGCCACCGAGCGACAGGTTGCTCGACTGGTGGGCCGCGATCGCCGCGGCCGAGACGGAGGCCATGGAGGTGGCGACCGTGGTGCCGAGCGCCACCACCGCCTTGCGGGCGGCCTCGGTGTCGGACTTGAAGCGCAGGACGATGGGCTGGGCCATGGGACCTGTCAGAACGGAGTGTCAGCGGAGGGCCGGGAGCCCGTCACGCCCTCGGCTTGCGCGGGCGGGACGGCAGGGAGGAACGGGCGTCAGGGTGGAGATGAGAGGCGTTCACGCCCTCGGCTGGCGCGGGCGGGAACGCCGACCATCAGGACTCCCTCGCCTTCAGGAGGCGGGCGATGGCGCTAGGGGGAGGCGGGGGTGCGGGCGGAGCGCCGCCCTTGCCGGGTGCGGAATGGGCGCGGGCATAGGCGTCCTGCATCATGAGGAACTGCGGCAGGGTGAGGCTTCGCACCTCGGAGGGCGCGAGGCCCATGAACATGCCGGAGGTCAGAGCCCAGGTGATGTTGCCGGGCCCGACGGCTTGCGAGCGCGAGGGCGCCTTGCCGCCGGGCCTTCGGATTTTTTTAGGGCGTCATCCACCCCGAAGGCGTAGGCGCTCATGATCGCCACGGCGAGGCCGAGGTGCTCGAGGATGGGCCGGCCGTCGACCGCCTCCATCACCCATTCGGTGGCCTCGGCATCGGTGGCGCCGCCGCCGATGAGGCCCAGCCGAACCGTCTCCCGGATGTCGGCATGGCGGAAGACGGGATCCGGCATGCCGGTGATGGGATTGAAGCCCCGGCCCTGTAGCCGGCCGAGGATCTCGCCCATGCCGGCGCCGCAGGCCCGTTCGAGCCGCTCGATGATGCCGAGCGGCGCGACGTCGAAAGCGCGCTCCCGGCCGGCGAAGGGCCTGACGATGCGGGTTGACGTCATCAGGCGGCGGCCGTGAAGGCCTTGGCGCCGTCGACACGCAACGTGGCGGTGAAGGTCACGGTGCCTTCGTTCGGGGCCGATTCCGTGTGGTTCTCGACATAGGCGTAGAAGACGTCGGCGCCGCCGCCATTGGCACCGGACAGGTCCCACTTGTGCTGCATCTCGATGCGGGTGCCGTTCTTCACGGCATCCTTCAGCGCGCGATACATGGCGTTGGCGCGGGCGACGTGGCCGGTGAGGCTGTAGGAGCCGGAATAGGCGCCGGGCGTCGACTTGCGCACCGGCTTGGCGGCCGGGTCGTCGCAGTCGCGGACCATGCGCTCGGTGAAGTTGCGCTGGTCCTGCGCCTCGAAGTTCTCGACATAGCACATGAATTTGAAGCGGCCGGCGCCTTCGGTGCCGTCGGACAGGAAGAGCTGGTCGAGCTCGGTTTCGAGAAGGGTATTGGTGCCCATGAGGATCCTCCGTCAGGCGCTGGCAAGGGTGATGTGGCGGCAGGTCAGGCGAGCGGGCGGGAGACCGTCAGCTCGAACTGGATGAAAGCGTGGTTGAAAGCCTGGAGGCGGTCGGCGGCATCGCCGGCGCGCTGCTCCCTGAGACGGGTCTCGGCGGCATAGGGATCGGCCAGCGCGAGGGTCTGGCCGTCGAGGGCATCGCGCAGCTTCTGGAGCCAGCGCCAGGCATCCTCGCGGCCGGAGGCCTTGGACATGAGGTGCAGGCGGAACGACACCTGCCAGACCTTGCCGCAGCGGTTGCCGTGCTGGCGCTGCGAGCCGACGACGCCGAGGGCGGCGAGCGGCAGGCGCAGTTCGCCATCCGCCGGCACGTAGTCATAGAAGGCGAGCGGGGCGAGCGCCGACTTGGCCAGAGCGGCGACGGCGGTGCCCACCGCCTCTTCCGGCGACAGGCTCATGATGCGGCCCTCCCGCGGCGGGCCGGAGCGGGCGGCGGCGGATCCTCGGCGATCGGCTCGAGCACGCCGGCGGCGAGAAGCCGTTCGACATGATCGGGCGGATCCACCGTGTCGTCGACGATCTGCCCGGCCTCATAGAGAAAGGAGGCCTTCAGCTCGTAGCCGCTCATGACGCGGTTTTCGGTGACGCGGTAGCGCATGGATCACCCTGCATTGAACTCGGCGGCGGCCGTATCGAGGATCTGGTCCATGTCGCGCCCCCAGGCGGCGAACCTCTCCGCCGCGGAATCCCAGAAGTAGGGCTGCGCCTCGGTGTCGTCGGTGCCGCGCTCGACGAACCAGGCGTAGTCGTCGCTGTCGCCGGAGGTGAGCCGGCGGACGGCCGAGGCGGTGATGACGATCTCGTCGCCCTCGCGCCGCCAGTCGGTGCCGCGCTCGAGGGTGAAGGTGTCGTCGGGACCGCGCTCGCGCTGCAGGGCGACGATCTCCTTCGCCAGCGCGCTGCTGCTCTCGCCCGAGATCGCCTTCAGCAGGAGAAGGACCTTGTTCAGCTCGGCAATAGTGTCGAGCGCATTGAGGATGACGACGCCACCGCGAACGGCCTCGCTATTGCGACCGATCCGCTCCAGCACGGTGGCGGCGATCGCCATCTCGGAGGGCGGCCCGGAAGCGGCGAAGATCAGCGCCCGGGCCGCGAGGCCGTAGATCGCCATTACGCGCTGTCGCCGACCAGGATGATGGTGTAGCCGACGGCCGAGCCCGAGCCGCCATTGGCGATGCGCAGGATGTCGGCCGTGGTGGCGGTGACGGGCCAGCCGGCGGCGCTGCGGTTGGTGACCAGCAGCACCTCGCCGGGCTTCAGCTTCACCTTGTCGGTGGCGTCCGCAAAGGGGCCGAGGAAGGCCGCGGTGTCGTGGCCGCCGACGACGACCTCGTTGACGTTGGCGGCGTCGGCCTCGATGTAAATCGCCTTGATGCCGGCGAAGGTGACCGCGGCGCCGAGCGGATCGACGAGCGAGCCGGCGTGGTCGATGTCGTCATTGGACGAGGCGGGGATCGGCCGGGTGTCGGAGAAGACCTTGTCGGCCTGGCCGGCGCCGGTGCCGGAGGTGAAGCCCAGCGCCTTGCGCTTGGAGAAGGCCGCGGTGACGGCGGCGATGTCGTTGGAACCGGTGTAGCTGCCGAGAATCTGCACGGCGATGTCGAGCTGCGCGCCCATGGCGGCCTCCTGGTGGTTGAGAAGCGGGAACGGATGGCGGGTGTCAGGCGTCGTCGGCGGGCGAGGGCCGCGCCTCGCGGACGCAGTAGAGGGTGCGGCGGCCGGTCTGGCGGTTGGCCGGCTCGATCGACGTGATGCGGTACCAGTCGCCGGAGCGGGCCGGATAGACGAGACGATCCTCGATCGTCAGCTGGTCGACGATGCCGCCGGTGCGCAGGGTTACGACGAGGTCGCAGCGGTCCACCGGCACCTGGCCTTCCAGCGCCGTGGTGCCGCGATCCGGCCGGACCGAGGCCCAGCGCTCGTCGATGCAGATCCTCACCCCCACCTTGCGGCCCATCGCCCCCTCGGCCTCATAGGCCCGGTGGAACGAGACGCGGGAGGAGAGGAGGCCGATGATGTCGGGCATCAGAGGAACCTCAGCCGCCGATGGCGCGAGAGATTGCGGTCGGCGGAGGCCTCCAGCGGGATGCGCGCGGCGCCACCCGCCCCGACCGTCGCGCGGTTTTCGTACCAGTCCGCGATCATCTGGAGGATGCCCTGACGGACGCCGGCGGGGACCGCGGCGGCGTTGGCGAAGCCATGGTCGGCGTCGACGCGGACGGGTGCGGGCACCCTGCCAAGGGCCGGCCAGGTTGCTGCCTCGGCAGGAATGATCAGCGATCCCCGCATGTCCTCGATGAGGTGATAGGCATCGGAGGCCAGTGTCTGTTCGGCCCCGGCGGTGTCGGTGTACTTGACCACGACTGCCGTCGCCCCCGGCAGGGCGAGCCGCAGCTCGCCACCACACCAGCCGGCGAAGCTGTGGCGCCAAGTCTGGTTCACCAGGCAGAGGCCGAGCCAGCCGTTCCATCCGTCGAGGAACTCGGTGACGCCGGCGATCATGTCGGTGATCACCGTGTCCTCGGCATCGTGGTCGATGCGCAGATGCGCCTTGGCCTGGGCGAGCGTGACAGGCATGGCCTCGGGCGGAGCGGTGCAGACCGGGACGAAGTCGCTGGCCATGTCAGCCCTTCTTCCGCCTGGTCGAGGTGGTCTCGGCTGCGCGAACCGGCGTCGTCGTCTCGACCGGCGGATCGCGCAGGGGCGAAGCGATGCCGGCCTCGATCATGCGGCCCGCCTCGGCGTCCGACACGTCCACGACGTCGCCGGGGTTGCGGACGAAGTCCACGCCGGCCTGGCACTGGATCATTCTGACTTTCATGGGATCCTCCGAACGGCTCGGAGAGCGGGCAGCCCGAAAGCCGCCCGCCTTGCCGAACCGACCTCGATCAGGAGGCGGCGGTGATGAGGTGCTTGACGGCGGCGGTGTCGCCGAGCTCGCCGTCGAAGCGGATGAGGCCGGCGATGCCGAGATCCGGCCAGAAGCGCTCGCGAAGGACGCCGATGACGGGAGCCCCGACCTTGCGGACGAAGTACTTGGAGAAGTCACCGAAGAGCATGACCTTCTTCGCCGCAGCGAGGGCGTCCATGTCGTCGTTGATCGAGTAGCGGTAGCCGAGCAGCGTGCCCGGCGCGCCGGTGGTGACGTCGCCCATCTGCCAGAGGTAGTTGCCCTGGCCGTCCTTCAGCTTGCGGATGGCCGCCAGCGTCGTGTCGGCGAACATGAAGCGTGCCTTGGGCGAGCGGCGATAGGCCGAATTCACCGAGTGCAGGAGATCGATGATCTCGTCTCCGGTGATCGCCGCGGTGGCCGCCGCCGTCTTGCCGAGGCTCGAGGCGGTGACGACGCCGTTCGGATCACCGGTGCCGTCCCCGATCGTCAGTTCCTTGTTGGCGACGCGCGCAAGGCGCTCGCCCAGAAGGTCGCCGAGGAGCTGCTCGACGTTGAAAATCGAATCCTGCGCCAGCTCCATGGAGAAGCGGACGAACTCGGTATCGAAGACGTAGGCGTCGAGCGACTTCTGCCCGAAGGTGACGTCCTTGCCGCCATCGTCGGTGAGGGCCGCGGCCTCGGTCTTCTTCTCGGCCGTGACGGCGGTATCGTCGACGGTCGGGATCTTGATCGGGTTGCCCGACGACGTGTTGAGGACGGTGCAGATGTCCTCGTCGTACATCGGCCCCCAGGCCTTCATGGTGCGGACGATGATGTCGGCGAGTTCCGTGGGAACGGTGAAACCACCAGCCGTGGTGGTGCCCGCGGTCTGGGCGCGGAACTCGGGCTGGGCGATCGCACCGACGCGGAGGATGTTGCGGTGCTCGGCCGGCAGGTCGGAGACGTTGCCGCCGCTGGCCAGCATCGCGTAGAAGGCCGTGCGGTAGTCGGGCTTGTCGCCTTCGTCGACGCCGGCGGCCTCGACAGAACCGCCGCTGGGACGGCGCGGGTCGGGCGCGTTGGCGCGCTTCTCGGCCGCCTCCAGCTTTTCCTGCCGCTCGATGCGCTCGCCGATGCGGTCGTGCTCGGCCATCATGGCGTCGAACTCGCGTTCGATCTCGGCGGCGCGCTCAGCCGGCGTATCGTCCTTGATCTCGTCGAACTTGGCGCGGGCATTGGTCGCAATGCGCGCCTGCTTCTCACGAAGCTCCTTCACGGTGCTCATGGCACAGCTCCTGTCGGTTGTTTCGGATGGGAGAGGCGCGCGCCCCTTGCCCCTCTCAGGCCCCGCGCATGACGCGCTGGCTGAGGTTCTTCTTCATGCGGATGCGCCTGGCAGCCGCAGAATGGTTCTGCCGGCGGCGCTCGTCGCGCGCCGCCTCAAGAGAGCGAAGGCCGATCTCCGTGCCTTCGTATGCCGGGACATTGACGATCGAGACGTCATAGAGGCGCGCTTCGAGGACGCGCCGGTGGGGCGGCTCGACGGACTCGTCCCACTCCTGCCGGATGGCGGAAAAGGCGATCGACATCTTGTCGAGGTCGCCGCGCTTCATCTTGCCGACGATGGAACGGACGTCCGGATCCTCGGGATCGAGGTCGGCCTCCATGTAGAGGCCGCGGGCGTCTTCGCGCAGGGTCAGCGTGCCCGCCCTCGTCCGCCCCAGCGGCAGGCTGTCGTGGTTGATCAGGAAGACGACGTCGTCGCGCGTCACGGCCGCGGCGAAGGCTCCCGGCGCGAAGGACTCGGTGAAGTAGCCGGCGATGTCGGCGCGCTCGTCGAAGATGGCGGCATAGCCGGAGACCCGGATGCCATTTCCCTCCGCGCGGATCTCCGCCGGCAGGCTGAAGCGGACCTCACGCTGCATCGCTGTCGTCTCCCTTGTCGGTATCAGTCAGGGCCAGCCCCGGCCGTGCGGCGGGCGCGGTGCCGAGCGGCACCATGGCGCCCTGCATGTAGAGGCGGTCGCCGTGCTCAGCGGCCTGCCGGTTCTCCAGCGCCCGGGCCTCGTTCGGCATGAGGATGCTCGCCTGGACGGCCTTGGAGAGGCCCTCCATCCGGCTCTTGAAGTCGCCACGCAGGAGGCCGTCGACGGCCAGCTCGACAAAGAGCCGGTTCGACATCCGGCCGAAGAGCTTCAGGTTCAGTTCCTGCTCGAACTGCGTTGCAAGGCTCCGCAGCCGGTGCTTCACGAAGTGCAGATCCTGCTGCTCGGTGTTCGAGAAGGTGCCGTGGGTGAGATCCTGCAGGAAGGTCGGCGGAATCGTCAGGATCCGCGCGATCTGCTCGATGACGAAGCGGTGCGCCTCGATCAGTTGCGCCTTGTCCGCGTCGACGCCGATCGACTTGATGTCGACGCCGTCCGGCAGCGGCAGCGCCAGGCGCTGCTCGCGGGATGCCCGCTTGACCGCATCCTGCAGGTCGGCACTGGCACGGGCCACAGCGCCCGGCGAGAGGAACTTGCCGACCAGAGCAAAGGGCGGAACGCCGCCGTTCTGGAAGAACTTCGACGAGTACTGGGTGAGCGCGATGGCGAGGCCGAGCACGTCGCGGTGCATGGCGACCGGCCCGCGGTGCCGGACCATGTCCGGCTTGAGCATGAAGGTGATGTCGATCACCTCACTGGCCTGGTAGGTCTTCGGTGTGCCGCCGTCACGGAAGAGATAGACGCGGCGCCCCTCCTCCCGCTTGACCGTGAGGCCGGCGGGGTCGAGCGGCCAGAGATTCATGATCCGCCCGGCCGAGCTGCGCTCGATGAAGGTGACGGCGCGACCGCCGGTGAAGACGTTGTCGTAGATCCACTTGCGCCAGGCGAACGATGAGGTCTCGTCGTTGACGGCGTCGTGCAGGAGGGTGGCCAGCGGCGACTTCTGCCGCTCGTTGCCGCCTTCGCCGCGGCGGTAGAGGTGCAGCGGCAGGCTCGCCATGGTCCCCGAGAGGAAATTGACGCCACCGCCATAGGCCGGAACGCCGAGGGCATTTTCGATAGACACGGAGATGCCGGCGCTGGAGGCGAGCGCGCCGAGCCCGAAATACTCGAGGAAATTGGCGGCCGAGACTGGCACGGCTGTGCTCTCGATGCTGGCGCGTGTTTCGGTTGCCTTGGCCATCAGACAGCCATCCTGAACTCGGGGTCTTCCCAGGGCGCGACCGCGACGGCCTCGGGGTTCGTCGCCATGAGGCTGACGGCGTTGAAGAGCGACATCAGCGGATCGATCTTGGCGTTGCCGGATGCCGCCTTGGTGATCGACACGGCGTTGCCCTTGGGCTCGACCTTGGCGTTGCGGATGGACCAGGCCATGAGCCGCGAGCCGGTATGGACGAGCGTGCGGCCGGCAAGCCGGCGCTCGGTCGTCTTGATCGCGCCCGACATTTTCCAGCCCTGCCCGATGCCGACGATGCGGTCCTCATGGATGCCGCGGGCCCGGATCTCCGCGACCGTGGCGCCGATGCCGTAGACGTCCACGCCGATGGCGTGCTTGTGGGCCAGGAGGCCGGCAGACTCGGCTTCCATGATGATGTCGGCGGCCTGGGCGACATCGTCTCCCGGGCGGGACACGATCGTCAGGTCACCGTCGGCCTCGAAGTCGCGCAGCTGGGCGACGATGTCCTTGCGGCGTTCGAGCACGATCTCGTGGGCCCAGGCATGGGACCAGGCGAGCCACTCGCCGGAGACCGTGTCGCGGCCGAGCAGGGTGAGGCCGTAGAGATCGTCGAGACCGCCGCCATCGATGCCGGCGACGATGACGTCGGACCTGTCGATGAGGCTGCGAAGCGTCAGAGCCTTGTCGCCGTTCCGCTCCCAGTATCGCCCGCCGACCCAGGCATCGGCGCGCAGTGCGAGGCCGATCTCGATGTTGAGGTGCTGGGACGCCCAGCCGCGCAGCGCCTCCGGCCCCTCAGCCTTGGCAGCGCGATAGTCCGGCATGAGCCGGTCGACGGTGATCGACCGGCCGGCATTCGGCGTGACCATGCGCCAGTGCTCGGGGTTCTCCCAGGGAAAGAGCCCGTCCGGCTGGACCTCGCAGACGCCGAGTGCCTCCGGGAACTCGTAGAGCACCGGAAGGATGGCTTCCTCCAGCCGGCCGTCCCGGACCGCCCGGGCCTTGTTGAGCTCGGCGGCAAAGACGCCGGCCGGCGGGCGCTCGGACTGCGTCGTGATCGTCATCATGAAGCCTTCCGGCTGCGAGATGAGACCGCCGCGCAGCTGGCGGATGACGCGATCGGCCTCGGGGGCCGAGGCGACGACATGCAGCTCGTCGATCAGGATCCCCGACGGCTTCGTGCCGGTGACGATCTTCGGGTCGAAGCTCTTCACCTCCAGCGTGGCGCCGGTGCGCTTGTGGGTGATGCGCTTCAGGTGCGTCTGGATGTGAAACACCTTGTTCGACAGGTAGCTGTCGAGGGCGATGGCACCCGCCGCCTGGTCGAAGGCGAGATCGGCAATCTTCTGGGTCGGAGCGATCAGCAGGAAGGAGGCGTTCGGCCGCTGATTGACCAGGAGCGCGACCACCATCAGCAGGGCACCGTTGGTGGTCTTCGAGTTCTTCTTCGGGACCAAGAGGAAGACCTCGCGGATCAGCCTCTGGCCAGAGGCGGGATCGAGAGAACCAAACAGCGCCCGCACGATGGCGCGAAACCACTCGCCGGCCGCCCGCTGCATGGTCGGGCTTCCCTTCACATCGGGAAGCCGCAGCATGTTGAACGCGTTGACGGCCTGCTCGGCCGATTCTGCGAACAGCGGGAGATCAGGAACGAGGGGTCGGCCGGCGCGCAGCCGCTCCTCCCAGTCCGGACAGGCGAGGGTCCAGGCGGTCATCAGTTGGGCTGGCCGCCAGCCTTGTGGAGAACGCCCTCCCAGGCCGAGGCGTGGGCCGCGACAGGATCGTCGCTGGCAGGCGCATCCTCACCCGTGCCGAGAGGAAGTTGATCCTGCGGCGCGATCGGCTTCTGGCCGAGCAACGCCTGGGTGATGGCGAAGCGATAGCGCGGATTGAGGCCGAGGGAGTCCTCGAGGGCCTTCATCGCGGTCTCGCAGCGCTCGCGCAGGCGAACCTCGGGCCGCAGCCGAACCATGTCCTCGACGTGCTTGGAGGAAGTCGTGTAGGTCGCGCCTTCCTTGCGGATGACGCGAGTGTGGGAGATCCACTCCGCCATGTACTGGCAGTACCGGCCGAGGGCGTTGTGGTCGGTCGACTCGAGGAAGCGGATCGATACCAGATCCTGATGCAGGCGCTCCCAGATCCGGCGAGCCGCCGCGTCCTCGAGCCAGGCCGGCGCGGTGCGCGCTTTCTTTGCCATGGCTATTACCTGTTAAGTCGCTGGAATAAAAAAGTTTTCGCGCGAACGAGACCCAAAAAATCCCTGAATGAGGGAAGAAGCGGTCAATCGCGATCGCGATCTAGAGATCCGACCCACCCCCCGGGTGGCGGGCCATTCGAGAGGCCCGCGATCGGGCGCCCTTCAGGGTGTTGTGCTGGACGCAAAGACACTGGCCATTGGCGATGTCGAACCGCGCGCCCCCGTCCTTCACCTCAATGATGTGGTCAGCGACCACGCGGTGCATCGGAGCAGCCTTGTCGCAGCCGGGCCACTGGCATCGCCCACCATCCCGCTCGATGACTGCTGCCGACCATTGGCGATGCAGAGCGTTCTGATAGACCGCATCTGCCTGCTTTGCGGGCTGGGCCGCCACCCGCGTGTCCAGCATCGCCACGGATGGCTTCAACGTCCTAACCATGCATGCGATGCCGATGACTTGGGGGACAGAAGGGGGGCGCCCCGCCCCGCCCTGCCTCGCTCCCCCGAACGATCCCGGGCTCGGCGTCACCGTGCCGATCGGGCGAGGCAGGGCGCTGCCCTATGCCTCTGAAATGACGAAGCCCGGCGCGATGGCCGGGCTGTTCAGGTCGTCTATGGCATCCGCACGGCGGGGTGAATCACACCCTCCGTGCCGCCGCCACCCTCGCCGATGTCATCCGGTCAAGCCGACCGTCGCCTGGCGATTCGAGCTACCTCTGTGTGGATCTCATTCTCCCCACCGAGGATGCGCAACAACAGGCTGCAACGGCCGCGCCTGTCAAGCGACTTGATTCTCGCGAGATGACCGTCGAACGGCCCACCCTTCAAGGTCACCTCGTCACCCGCTTGAAACAACACGACATTCGGCTGCGCAGCGCGGTCCGGCATCGCCGTCATCAGCCGCTCCACGAAGCCCTTCGGCAGCCGCAGCGGCGACCAGCTCGGCGCGCCGGTCGTCAGAATCCGCGACACGCCGAAAGCCGAAGCGATTCGCGGCCAGGGGTCGCGCACCGCGTCGAAGGGCACGAAGAGGTAGTGCGGAAAGGTCGGCTTCTGCACCACCGTCTCGGTGCCCTTGCGGCCGCAGCGCAGGGTCACCGGCATGGTCGGCGCATAGCACTGGAAGCCGAGCCGGGCGATCGAGCGGCTGGCCAGCGCCTCGCTCTGCGGCTTCGTCGCCACCACGTACCAGTCGAGCATCGGCACGCCGTCCGTCATCCCGTCCATCCCGCCCTCGCTCATAGCCCGCTGACCCGCGCAAACTCGTCATGGCTCTCGGCCGGCGCATCGCGCCCTCCGGCAGCCGCAGCCGCCATCCGCGGCGGCCAGAGCGAGGGCATGTGACGGCCGACGCCGGCCTCGTGTTTCGACGGAAAGCCCACCATCCGCCGGCCCTCCCGCGCCTCGTGCCGGGCCCAGGCCTCCCATTCGGCAGAGCCCTCCCGCACCCAGAACACCGCCATGGCGCTGCCGTCCCGGCGGCCGGCCCGCACATGGTCCAGCGCCTGCCAGGCCTTGTCGCGGAGATAGGCCTTGGCCGTGCCGAAGCGCTTGCCCTCCCGCCGCATCTGCGCCCGCCAGTCGGCGAGCCGCGCCACGGCCTGCCGCCGGTCCTCCGCCGAAAGCTTCGCCCATGTCCGCCGCACGACCTCCGGCAGGTCGCCGGCCGTCTTCGGCTCCCAGCTGGCGAGGAAGGCATCCGCTCCGGCGGGGTCCGGGCTCCAGCCGTCCGGCTGCCAGCCCGAAGGCCTCTTGTCCGAAGGCACCACCGCTAGGGGCTGTCCCACTGATGGCGCTGCCTCGCGCATCGCGCACGAGGGGGCCAAGGGGGATAGAGGTTCACTTCCAGGTTCATCTATATGGGTAGGGGTGATTTCACCCCCACCCTGGGGGTCCGCAGACCCCCACCCCCTACCTTCGGGGGGTAGGGGTGAATCCACCCCCACCCCCTCAACATCTTGTGTCTCTTCCGGCTCGTCGGGCGCATCCGGCAGCGGCGGCGTCCAGCCCAGTTCCGCCGCCTTCTCGCGGGCCGCGTCGTCGTGCAGCACGATGAGCAGGGAGGTGTCGTGGCTTCCGTCCGCCTTCAGCCGGCGCACCCGGGCGATGAGGCCGAGCTGCTCCAGCTGGCGCAGCGCCCCCTTCACCCAGTCCAGCGAATTGCCATGGTCTTCCGCAAGCTTTCGCGGGCGGATGAAAGTATAGCCTGTGTCCTCGTTCTGCCGGTCGGCGACGCAGACCAGCAGCCAGCGCAGCGGCGCGGGAAGCTCCCGGCCCATGCGCCGCCCGGTCTCCATCGCCCAGCCGACCGCCTTGAAGCTCATGCCCGGGCACCTTCCCGCTGGTCATTCTGCGAGCGGCCGTTCGTCGCCTCGAAATGCGCCATCATGATCGCCCGGCGCTCCGCAGGCGTCAGGGCCAGCATGGCCTCGACATCTGCGAGCCCTGCGGCCTTCAGGGCCGCCATGGCCCGCCGCTTGCCGTGCAGAACCGTCGTGTGGTCGCGGTTGCCCATCAGCCGGCCGATCAGCGGCAGCGAAAGGCCGTAATGCACCGCGCCGAGCCAGTAGAGCTCGTCGCGCGCCACCACCATGGCCCGGGCGCGGAAAGGCCCGCAGAGCTGCGCCACGCTGATGCCGACCTCCCGCGCCGTCTGGCGCAGCTGCAGGGTGAAGCGGGGGGCCGCCAACTCGGCAGGCTTGGCCCCGGCGTGCACCTCGGCCGCCACGGCCCGCTCCTCGAGCGTGTCGAGTTCTCCCCGCAGCGCGTCCAGCTGGCGGCGTATCGCCAGCGCCCGGGCGCGCATCTCAGCCGCCGCGTCACGCCGAAAGGGACCCCCGCCAGGTCGCGTCATCATCGCCTCCACGCATAGACACGGGTTGCAGAAGCGCCGAGGCGGCCGGGCATCATCCCCTCCGCCATCAGCACGCGCTCCACGGCCCCGACATCGGCCGTGCCGTCGGGCCTCATCCAGTCGGGCGGGCCGCCGCCCTCCCGCCGTCCGGCGATATGCAGGGCGCGCAGCCCCGCCTTGGCCGCCGCCGTGTCGAGGAAGCCCGCCACCCGCACCCAGCCGGGCGAGCCGATCGCCGGCCCCATCCATTTCCGCAGCACCGGCACGAGCCCCGGCGCACCGGCTTCTGGCGTCGGCACGATCGCCCAGGACGCGTAGATCTGCCCGCCGGTGACCCTTTGGCGGTCGACGGTCAGGAGGCCGGCGGTGAAGTGCTCCGGCGGGCGGAATGGGTGAATGGTGAAGCGCCGGCCATAGGCGTGCTCGGCCGCGAGTTGCGCCATCTCCGCCGAGGCCGGCACGAAGCCGTCGGGGTCGGCGAGGCAGGCGGCCAGCCAGCGCGCGGCGTCGAAGTGGCCATGTTCGGCGAAGGCGGTCATGGTGCCTCCGCCTCGAAGCCCCACGCGTCCCAGCCGGGCCGCGACTGCCTCGCGTTCAGCTCGATTTTCGGCAGGGTCGGGAAGTAGTCCTCGATCAGCCGGTGGAAGTTCTCCGGCTTCTCCGAATGACGCCCCAGCGGCGCGGTGACGACGCTCTGCCACTGGGTGCCGGGCGCCGGGCATGGCGGGCTGCCGCGCGTGCCGAGGAGCAGCAGCTCGTGCCGGTTCCGGTTCCAGCGGCCGAGCCCGGCCCGGTCCTTGGCCCAGCAGAACTGCGAGCGATAGGTGAAGCCCCAGCGCGCCATCACCTGCAGCGCCTCGGGCAGCATGGGCACGGTCGCCCACAGGAACAGCACGCTGTCCTCGGCCGCGATGCCCGCCACGTCCCGCCGGCAGATCGTCTCGAGGTCGGAGGTCGGGTAGTGGTTCTCCGGCGACCGGTCCATGCCGGTCTCGTCGCTCCAGTTTTCGAAGCGCCATTCCGGGTCGGCATAGATCACGCCATAGCGCCGCTCCGGCAGCGCTCGCTGCTTCGCGCCGAGGCGCGCTTCCTTCTCCGCCCTCAGGGCCTTTTTCCGGGCGGTGCTCTCGTCGCGGAAGTGCTTGGCCGCTGCGAGGATCTCCGCCTTGCCCCGCGCCACGATCTGCGCCTGTTCCGACAGCGGCAGCGACGCCAGGGCGGCGGCGGCCGAGACGGAGACGTCGCCGGCCTCGACAGCCGCAGCCAACCCGTCCACGCCGTCCCGGCGCACCATCCGAGCCCGCTCGATGGAGGCCGAGCCGACATTGAGCAGCTGCGCGGCCCGATCGGCGGAAACTCCATCAATTGATGGAGTTTTGCCCGGCCGCCCCTCGCCCAGCGTCGCCAGCTTCGCCCCGACCATGGCCCTCTGGCTCTCGCTCAGATGCCGGCGGTGCAGGTTGCGCGACAGCACCCAGGCCAGCGGGTCCATGTCGACCGTGCCGACCGCGAATCCGAACCGGTCGAACAGGCTCTGCGGATGGGGAATCGGGCTCCCCTCGTCGGATGGGGCGAAGAACCCGGCCACCAGCCCGGCGCGGTAGCGGTTGCGCCCGTCGAGGATCGCCCCGTCCAGCAGCATGATTGGCTCGCGCACCCCGTGCCGGCGAATGTCCTCCACCAGCGCGTCGAAGGCCTCGCCCTCGATCGCCGGGAACAGCTCCGCCAGCGGGTGGATCGGCAGCATCGCGGGTGCGGCGTCGCTCATGCGGCCACCCGCGACAGGATGATATCGAGCCGGCCCTTCAGCCGCGCCTGTAGCGCCGAGGCAATGGTGAGGCCGCCCGCCCGCGCATCCGCATGGGCCTTGTCGAACTCGCGGATGACCTTGACCTGGTCAAAGGCGGCGATGATCTCCGCCTCCGTCCGGCGGAGACGGCGATAGTCGGCGACGAGCAGCGTCACCGCCTCCATGATCGGGCCGAGCAGCATGCCGCGCGCGTCGTTCGAGGTCTCGCGGATGCAGCGCAGGCCCAGCACCGTGTCCGGCTCGCCGACGCGCTCGATGAGCGCGGAGATCTTGCCGATCGCCATGGTCTCACCGGGCATCTGGTTGAGCACCGACTTCGGGTAGCGCAGCACGGTCACGCCGGCGGCCCTGGCCACCCGCTCCACCGCCAGCGCCTTCTCGTCGCCGGCGGCCACCGCCGCCTTGTGCACGGCCATGCCGTGCATGCGCGTCGTCACGCCGTTGATGGCGGTGAAGGCTTCGGCCTGCCCCCCCCTCGCGGCGAGGATGATCTGGCACGGCACGCTCTCGAAGCCGCAGAGCGCCGCGGCCGTGGTGCGGTGCTGGCCGTCGACGATGGCAAAGCGCCCGCCGGCCACCGGCGCCACCACCACGGGCGAGAAGGACGACCAGCGGAAGCTCTCGGCGATCTTGCGGATGTTGCGCCGCCCGACCTCCGTCACCGGCCGCTGATAGGCCTCGTCCACCACCAGGCGGTCGATGCGGATCCAGTCGAGCTGCGGCGCCGGCCCGGCCGCATCGGGGCTAGAGGGCGAGGTGACGACGATCTTGGTCACCGGCAGGATCGGTGTCATCAGGGCCTCCATGGCCGAGGGGTTGAGACGCCCCGCCGCCCTCACGCGGCGAGGAACGCGAAGACCAGCGCGGCCAGCGCGCCGACGACAAAGACGGAGATGACGAAGCCGGGGCCGAGAGCCCCGTCGGGCGGGTCGCGCGGCTCGCGGTACTGGGGGCCGGTCATCGTCCGCGCTCAGTCTTCGCGCCGGCGCGAATGATCGTCTTCGCGTGGCCCGACACCTCCGGCAGCATGTCGGCCATGACCTTAAGCAGCTCGTCCTCGAACTTGGGACCAACCAGCAAAAAGGACAGGCCGACGGTAGCGGTCAGCATCCCACGAACCATCACCTCGACCTGATCAGAAGGGCTTAGTTCGCAATAGAGTGTCGACCGAGTGGCCGTCAGTGCGGCCTCGCCCATGGCGAGGCGGATCGCCTCGCAGCAGGCGTCGAATGGGTTCGTCGGGTCGAAGGCCTTGCGCTCATACATCGGTTTTCTCCGCCACCCAGCCGGGCGCGGGATCCAGCACTGCCGCGAGGAAAGCCGGCCCGAACACCGCGACGAGGCGCAGCATGTGTCCGCCGGACAGTTCCGAAGGCCCGTTCCAGGCCATGGCGTTGCGGATCGTGCCTTCCGGAATCCCGGTCAGCGCCGCCACGCGCAGGTGCGGCTTCTGCCCCTCGAATTCCTTGCGCAGGAAGTTGCGCACGGCGCCCGGCTTCACCCGGCCCGCAAACCGCGCGGCATCGAATCGGGAGCCGGGCGACGCGTTCTCCGTCGCCGGCAACGCGGATCCGGCAGCGACGGCCGGAGCAGTCTGGCCCACATCGCCCCCCACCGGAGCCATCACCATGAACCGCCGCCGCCCCGCCTCCATCGCAGCGAAGGCGCCCGCGAAACTCGCCACGCCCTGGAGGCTCATGGCCGCCGCGTTGCTCGCCGCCACGCCGAGACCCTGCCGAAAGCCATCACCAAGCCGGAAGACGTTCGGGGCCGAACTCCGCCGGCGCTTCGGCTGCACGGCCTTCGAGCGCTTCTGGATGTCGCGTTTCCCGCTCATGCGGCCTCTCCCGAAAAGGCGGCCGGCGCGTCATCGGTCGCGCCGGCCGAAGGGCCCGCCGCAGGCTGCATGTCGGTCTCGGGGGCGGCGGGAAGGGGTTCGGCATCCAGCAGGTCCAGAAGCCGTGAGATCGGGCCGGATTCGGGCTGACCCGCCTCGAGTCGCGTCACCGTCGGCTGCGAAACGCCGAGGTAGTCCGCCATCCGGTGTTGCGGCCAGTTCCGGGCCTGCCGCAGGCGCTGGGTCCGTGTCATGGGGGGGATTGATACATGATGTATTATTCCGAGGTCAATACACCATGCATCATCCACAGCGATACGCTGCGTATTATGTCGACGATGCACGAACGCCTCGAGAAGGCACGCAAGCTGAAATACCGGGCGAGGACGGATGCCGCCCGGGCGATCGGTGTGCCGGTGTCCACCTATGTTTCGAATGAAAACGGCACACGCGCCTTCGGGCGTGAGCGCGCCGTCCAGTATGCCCGCCACCTGGGCGTCTCCGTCGATTGGCTGCTGTCCGGGCGGGGCGAAATGCAGCCGGCGAACACCGGCGTGTCGCTCGATGTCCCCCTCGTCTCCTGGGTGAGCGCCGGCCCCCTCGTCCTCGCCGACGCGGTCGAGGAATATGCCGACGCCACACGGGTCGTCGGCCCGGATCTCGACGCGGGCGGCGACTGGATCGCCCTTGAGGTCGATGGCGATTCCATGAACAAGATCTCGCCGCCAGGCTCCATCATCTTCGTCAACCGCAAGGATCGGCGTCTCGTCCCGAACGCCTGCTATGTCATCGCCGACGAGACGGGGGCGGCCACCTACAAGAGATGGAGACCGGACACGGGCTGGGGGCCGGTGTCCACGAATGACGATCATGCACCCCTGAAGCTGCGAGCTGGCGCCGAGCCCACCATCATCGGCCGGGTGAAACTCTCCCTGATCCGCATGTAGCCCGGCTTGACCGCCTCCGGCGGTTGCGGAATCCTCATCCCACAACAGAAGGGGGAGGCGGGCATGCGACAAGCATGGTTGGCGACGATGGCGCTCGCACTCACCGGCTGTGCCGGCATGCAGCACGCCATGGATCACTACTCAGGCATCGAGCCGGTCGAGGTGCAGATGCCAGACGACCGCTACCGCGTCTTCGACAAGCCTACCGACGGCCGCATGATGGTCACCTCCAGCATCGGCAGCGCAGCCGGGCAAGGCATGGGATCGGGCCTGATGTTGGGAATGGTCGACACCACGCCGCCCCTGCCGCACTTCCAGGCGGCGGCAGAGGCCCACCTCGTCGCAACCGGCCGGGCCCAGTGCCGCGTCACCCAGGGCTACATCGTCATCAAGCCCCAGTTCGAGTTCCGCTACACCTGCGAACCGGCCACGCTCGCTCTCCCGCCCAGAGCAGCCGCACCAGGGTCCATCCCGCCCACATCGGCCCAGCCGGGCCGCTGACCATGGACGACCCGCGCCACAATCCTCCCGCTCACCTCCCGCCGAAGCGCAACCTGCGTCTTATCGTCGGCGGTGCGGCCGGCACCGCGCGCGATCTCGCCGGCAGCGTCACCGGCGCGGCGATCACCGGCGCCGGGCAGGTCGCGACCACAGCCGGCCATGCGACGGGAGCGGCAGCGCGCCTTGCCGGCAAGGCGGCTGGCGTCACCCTTTCCGCGGCCGCAGCAGCTGCAACCACGGCGGCCGGACTCGCCAGGGACGGCGCATCGGCGGCAGCCGACGCCGCTGTGGCGGGAGCCGGCAAGGCGGCGGATCTCGCGCGCACCGCCACCGGCGCCGTGAAAGCCGGGGGCGAGGCCTCGGCCGAGGCCGCCGCAAAGGCCGCCAAGGCCACGGTGCAGGCCGGCACCCAGGTCGTCACCGCCCCGGTCCGCGCCGTCGCGGCTGTGGGGAGCGCCACCGCCGGCGTCGCCCGCGGTGCCGGCGAGGGCGTCCGGTCTGTCTGGCGCACCTCCGTGCTCATCGTCTGGGGCGTCATCGGCACCGTCGCGCTCATCGCCATCGCCGTCGTCTTCGCCCCGCGCCAGCAGCCCCAGACCATCACCATCCAGGTCACCGTGCCGCCCGGCGCATCGCCGGCCATCCTCGCTCCGGCAAGCTCCCGTCCCTCCCGCTGATTCGCCATGTATCAACACCGCCTCGCCCACCTTGATACATGGCGTATTGACAATACATGATGTATTAAATTAGCCTCCCGGTCATCGCTGACCCCAGGAGGCCGTCATGTGCCTGCAAGCCTACCTATCCCCCTCCGACCACAGGCTGCCCGAGGGCTGGCCGAACCCCCGCGCCTTCATGGCCGACCCGGCCGCCGTCGCCGCCCGCATGGACGAGGACGGCCGCCGCATCGCCGCCGAGAAAGGCGACTGCACCGAAGGCGACCTCACCCGCCTCGGCTGGCGGCTGGAGCAGGTGAAGGCCCACCAGCTGCGCACTCTGGCCGCATGGGACCGGCTTGATGCCGAGGTCGGGGCCTTGCTACAGCAGCTCGCCGAAATCCGCGAAGACCACGCGCCGGTCGAAGCCAGTGACATCGACCTCGTCGACAGCGCTCCCGCCTGCCTTGCCCCCGACGTCCGCGAGCCCGACCTCACCGACATGGACATCGCCTTCGGCGTCGAGAGGGCGGCGTGATGGCGGTTATCGACGAGATCGCGGCCGAGCGCGACCGACAGCTCGCCAAGGGCTGGACGCCTAACCACGATGACCAGCACACCGCCGGCGAGATCATCGACGCACCGGATTGGGGCGCCGTCGCACGTCTGGATGTGGCGACGTCCATCGCGACGCCACACGAGCGGCGGAGGCTCCTGGTTCAAGCCGCTGCGCTGATCGTCGCCGAGATCGAGCGGCTGGATCGGGCAGCTGACGCTGCGGGGTCCGCGTCATGACCGCCGCCCCCGTCGCCTGCCTGCAGGGCGAGCTGGAATCGGCCCTGCTCGCCGAGGTGCAGCCCTGGATCAACGCCTATGCCGCGGCCCGCCCCGGCGCCACCGCCACGGATCTGCTGAACGACCTCGCCCTTGTGCTCGTCGCCGTCCAGACCGCCGTGGCGAAGGCCCAGGCCAACGCTGGCAAGGCGGCGAGCGTCGCCGATGTCGTGGTGCTCATGGAGGTGGCCTGGCCGCCCCTCCTGCGCGCCACCCGCCTCACCATGGAACAGCTGAACCGGAGCGCCGCCGGATGACGACCCGCGAACCCCTGCCCAGCGCCGGCCGGCCTCCACCATCAGCCTCTTCATCGGCAACGACACCTATGCCGTCACCGCCGGCTTCTATCCCGACGGCCGTGTCGGCGAGGTCTTCGTCACCGCGCCGAAGGTCGGCACCGACATCGAGGCGATCCTCCGAGACGGCGCCATCCTTCTCTCCTTCGCCCTGCAGCACGGCGCGAGCCTGGACGAGCTCGTCCACGCCATGACCCGCAACGGCGCCGGCGACGTCGCCAGCATCCTCGGCCGGCTTGCCGAGGCGGTGAAGGAGAACCTCGCCGAAGAGTTCCTGCGCCTCGCAAGAGCCTTGTGACCCCCTGGCCACCTGATCCCTCAACCCCTCGCTGCCCCGGAGCCTCGCCATGGCCGCTGCATCGCCGACCACTCTCCCCTTCGCCCAGTTGCGCCCCGGCCATGAGGCCTCACCGCCGGTGAACATCCGCGCCACCGATCCGGCCTCCGCCGATGTCGCGGCGCTCGCCGCCAACATTGCCGACCGCATCGCGGCCGGCCAGAGCCCGCTCATCGAGCCGCTGGTGGTGGTCGAGGGGCCGAAGCCCCGCGGCGGTGCCCGGCTTTACTTCGTCTGCAACGGCGGCCGGCGCCTCGCCGCCCTCACCCGCCTCGTCGACCAGGGCATCATCACCGAGGCGCAGCAGCTGCCCGTGGTGGTGGAGGGGAAGGCCGCCGGCCTCGAGGCCTCCACCACGGCGGCCGTCCTCGCCGCGCCTCACCACCCCGTCGACCAGTTCGAGGCCTTCGCCCGCATCGCCGCCACCCGTCCCGGCGGCGCCGAGGGCAATGTGGAGTTCATCGCCCGGCGCTTCGGCCTCGGCCTTCGCCGGGTGCGCCAGGTGCTGGCCCTCGGCAATCTCAGCCCCGCCGTGCGCAAGGCCTGGAAGGAGGGCCGCATCAGCCGCGAGACGGCCGAGGCCTTCGCCATCGAGCCGGACGCCGAGGTCCAGTCCACCCTTCTCGACAACCTCTCGCACCGTGGCTTCTCCATTTCGCCCTATGAGGTGCGCCGCTCCCTTCTGGCCGACCGCATTTCCGCGAGCAGCGACAAGGTCGGCTTCGTCGGCCTCGACACCTATCTCGCCGCCGGCGGCACGCTCACCGGCGACCTCTTCACCGACGAGCGCTACATCGAGCACCCGGCCCTGTTGCAGCGCCTCGCGCTGGAGCGGCGCGAGGCCGTCGAGCGGGATTTCCGGGATGCCGGCTGGGGCTTCATCTTCTGGCGCAACACGCCGGAGGCGCAGAACTTCTGGAGCTCGCAGCAGGAGCCGCGCGAGGCGGTCTGGACGCCCGAGGCCGAGGCGCGGGCCGACGTCATCCGCAACGAGATCGCCGCCATCGATGCGGCGCGGCAGGCCCGCGAGGCCGATGCCGAGGACGACGACGCTGAAGACGACGACGCCGAGATCTATGAGGACGAGCCCGAGGATGACGTCGCCGACTGGCGCGAGGGCGACGACGAGCCGGCCGCGCCCGCCGCCGATTCCCTCGCCGACCAGCGCGCCGCGCTGCATGCGGAACTGGTAAGCCTCCGGCAGGCAGCCGAGTGCGCCGGCTGGACGCGGGAGGAGCGCGCCGGCCTCGCCGTCATCCTCGACTGGCGCCAGGGCAGCCTGACGGTCGACGCCGGCTATGTGCCGCCGGCGCTGGCGACGCACGAGGCCGACACCGCGGAGGGTGTGCCCGAGGACGACAGGGAGGGCGACGACACGCCGCAGCCGCCAGCCGAACCGGAAGCCCCCGGCCTGCCCCGCGCCGCGCTGCAGTCGCTCTCCCTCGTCGCCAACCGGGCCGCCGCCGCGACGATCGCGGCCGACGCGGATCTCGCGCTCTCCCTGCTCGCCGCCAGCTGGGTGGCGCGCGCCAACGCCCTTCACACACCCGGCAACAGCGTGCCGCTCATCGTCGCCTCCCGCGGCCTTCACGACGGGCCGGCCAGCGACATGCTGACGGAGCTGGTGGCGGGCGACGGCGGCCGGCCGGACCGCTGGGACAAGACCCGTCGCATCGCCGACTTCGCCGGCCTCGCATCGGCGATCGCCGACATGTCGCGGCCGCGGCGGCTGGAACTGGTCGCGGCCCTCGCCGCGGCGGCCGTCGACCTCACCCACGACACGATCGAAAACCGCAGCGGCAGCGCCAAGAACGTCGACGCCGGTGGCGTGGCCAGCTTCCTCGCCACCCTGCCGGCCCAGGCCTTCGAGACCAATGCGCGGCTCATTCTCTCCGCCCCCGGCGAGGCCGAGGCGATCTTCGGCGACTGGCCGAAGGAGGCGTTGGTCGATGCCATCCGCGCCATGGACGGCGACGAGGCCGCGAAACAGGCGGCCAGGGCGAAGAAGGCCGCCCTCGTCACCATGGTCGCCGACCGCGCCCGCGGCACCGGATGGCTGCCGAAGGGCCTGAGGCTTGCGTCGCCCGCGCAAGCCGAGGGCGCCGCTTCGTCGCAGCCGGACGGTGACGCCATGGATGACGGCGATGCCGACGACGAACAGGAAGCCGCGTGATGCCCGGCCGGCCGCCGCCGGGGCACGGCCTCACCCCTCGGGGCCGGCTTTGGTTCGCGGCCGGCCTCTCCGCCTTCCTCATCTACTGGGGCGCGGTCTTCGTCGCGCTCTTCCTCGGCTGGATCTGAACAGGAGAAACCGCATGTCGGTAGCGGCGCAACGGCACAACGACCTCGCCGGCGACCTCGTGAAGCAGCTCGTCCGCGGCACGATCGGCGCCGGGGGCGATGCCACCGAGACGCTCGTCGTTCTGGAATCGGTCCTCGTCGGCACCTGCCTCGCCCTCGTCAGGCTGGGCGGCGACGAGCCGGTGCTCGACGTCGTCACCGAGGGCGCCCGCGCCCGCCTCGCCGAGCTGCGCCTGAAGAACATCGAACCGAAAGGGAGGGGGTGATGACCAGCAAACTCAAGCTGACCGACAAGCACCGGGCCGCGCTGGCAGCTCTCGCCTCGGCACACAGCGAGGCCGCCGACTTCGCGTTTCTCAACTTCGCCGGCATCGCCCGCCGCGCCCAGGAAGCCGGCCACACCCTGCCGCGGGAAGACGTCCGCCGCACGGTGCGCCACCTCGCACGGAAGGGTCTCGCCACCTTCGGCCGCGGCCTCTGCACCGAAGACGGCGAGTTCGCCGGATCCGGCTATGCGATCACCGACGCCGGGATGGTTGCCATCGACGAGGAGGCCGCCCATGGCTGACCAGCGCGATACCGGCATTTCATGGACCGACGAGACCTGGAACCCGGTCGTCGGCTGCTCCATCGTCTCCCCGGCCTGCACCAACTGCTACGCCATGGGCATGGCGGCCCGCATCGAGCGGATGAGCGGCGGCAACACCCACTATCTCGGCACGACGAAAGTCGTGAACGGCAAGCCGGTCTGGACCGGCAATCTGGTCAGGGCGCCGGACCACATCGTCACCGCGCCGCTGCGCTGGAAACGGCCCCGCCGCATCTTCGTCAACTCCATGTCCGACCTCTTCCACGGCGACATGCCGGAGGAGTGGATCGACGAGGTCTTCGCGGTCATGGCGCTCTCGCCGCAGCACACCTTCCAGATCCTGACGAAACGGCCGGAGCGGATGTGCTCCTACCTCACCAGAGATTGGGCCTCGGCCACGCGCTTTCACGTCGAGAGCCTGACGCTGCCGACCATCTCGAAGAACGCCGGCGACGCGCAGGAGCGCCTCCGCCGCTACACCTCCCCCGGCTTTCCGCACCCTCTGGAAAACGTGTGGCTCGGCGTCACGGCCGAGGACCAGGCCCGCGCCGACGAGCGCATCCCGCCCCTACTGTCGACGCCGGCGGCGGTGCGCTTCGTCTCGGCCGAGCCGCTGCTGGGGCCGCTGGACTTGCAACGCTTCATGGAACGATGCCACGCCAACCGCGACGGAGACTGCCGGGCAAAGAGTTGCCCTCAGCTGCGCGACGGAGAGCCGCTGCGGTCAGGACGGCACTGCCCGATCGACACATGGGGGATTGACGACGAGGATCTTCGGCCCCTGCTCGACTGGGTGATCGTCGGCGGCGAGAGCGGTCCCGGCGCCCGTCCGACGCATCCGGACTGGGTCCGCTCGATCCGCGACCAGTGCGGCGCGGCCGGCGTCGCCTTCCACTTCAAGCAACGCGGCGACTGGTCGTGGCTGGAGGCGGGCGACGGTGAGTGGCCCACCGACCTTCCGAAGTTCTGCCGCATCGGCGTCGACGGCCGCCGCTCGCCCGACGGCTGGCCGATGCAGCGGGTCGGCAAGCACTTCGCCGGCCGCACTCTGGACGGCAAGATCCACGACGCCTTTCCGGAGGCGCCATGAGCCGCACACCCGCCCGCGTTACCCAGGCCGATGTCGCCCGCGCCATCCGCGCGGCGAAGCAGACCGGCGCGGACGCGGTCGAGGTGCTGCCCGACGGCACGATCCGCATCCAGATCGCCCCTGCCGCGGCGCCGGCCGAGCCGGAGACCGGCGACCCGACACCCGCTCCGGAGCCCGTTGCGGAAGAAAAGGTCATCGTGTTCTGATGACGGCCATGCCGAAGCCGCGCTTCCCCCACCTGCGCCACGAGACGAACCGCCACGGCACCCGCGTCTGGTACGTGCGCATCGGCGACGGGCAGCGCACCCGCCTGCGGGCCGCCTATGGCACCGAGGCCTTCTGGCAGGAATATCGCGAGGCGATTGACGGCACGGCGCGGCCGGCCGGCAAGGCCCGCGCAGGATCGTTCCGATGGCTGGTCGAGCGCTACAAGGTCTCCGGCGCCTACGCCGGCCTGAAGCGATCGACGCGCGGCGCCCGTGACAACCTGTTGAAGGGCATCGTCGACAAGGTCGGCGACGAGCCGATCTCGGCGTTCAACCGGGCCTCGATCGAGGCGAGCCGCGACGCCCGCCGGGACCGGCCGGAGGCGGCCAACGGCCTGGTGAAGACCCTGCGGGTGCTCTTCGCCTGGGGAATGCAGGACGAGACCGCCCGCGCCTATGTCAAGGCGAACCCGGCCGCCAGCGTCTCCATGATCGCCAGCCGCAGCGAGGGCTTCCACACCTGGACCGACGAGGAGGTGGCGAAGTACGAGGCGAAGTGGCCCCGCGGCACGCGTGAGCGCCTCGCCCTGGACGTGCTGCTCTACACCGGCCTCCGCCGCGGCGACGCCGTCCAGCTCGGCCGCCAGCACGTCCGCAACGGCATCTTCTCGATCAAGACGGAGAAGACGGGCGAGTGGGTGACGGCGCCAATTCTCGAGCCGCTCGCCCTGTCGATCGAGGCGGCGAAGACCGGCGACCTGCACTACCTGGTCACGTCGCGCGGCGAGCCCTGGTCGAAGGAGAGCTTCACCAACTGGTTCCGCAAGTGCTGCAAGGATGCCGGCGTGCCCGGATCGGCCCATGGCCTGCGCAAGGCCGGCGCATCCAGGGCGGCCGAGAACGGCGCCACCGAGGCCCAGCTCAACGCCCTGTTCGGGTGGAAAGAGGGCAGCCGCGAGAGCGCCACCTACGTCCGCAAGGCCCGCCGCAACATCCTCGCCATGCACGCCGCCCAGCTGCTCCTGCCGGACCAGAAAAAGAACAAAACCCGCCGCACCTCACCGAAAGGTGCGGCGCCGAAGGCGAATAAGCCTTGA